TCAGGTGGCCCACGCGGCCGCCGGCGCGGCCCTCCAAGCGGCCCGCAAGGCCCAGTCCGACGCGGCCAAGGTCCACGACGCCACCCGCCGGCGGGCTGAAACGGCTCGCGTGAATCTATGGCGGGCCTCTGACAGTCCCGACACGACGCCCGACCCGTCCGCCCCTCTCCCTTCTCCGGTTCCCGACCATGAGCAACCCGCCGACGCCCTCCCCTCTGCCTGAAGATGCCGGGCCCGCCGGGTCCGCCGCATCCGGCCCCGCATCCGGCTCCGCATCCGGCTCCGCATCCGGCCCCGCGTCCGACCTGACCGGTCCGCCGGGCCCGCCCCACCCGTGGCTGAACGTGCGGGCGCTGGCGTCATCCAACGCCGACCCCGCGACGCATCCCCACCCGCCCCGGGCGTCCCGCCCGGTCACGGTCGGCGGCGGCCGGCCGGTGCGAGTGGTGGACGTGGCGCGCGCGGACGTCCGGGACGTCATGGAGTGCGGCGGGGAATCGTTCTCGCTGGGCTCGCCCGGGGCGTGCGACTGTGACGCGCGGCTGGACCGGTTCGCGGCCGTCGTGCGCGCGGACGCCTTCGACGTGGCCGCCGGCGTGTCCGGGTCGGACCGCGACTTGACCCGGCGCTGGATGGAGGCCGCCATGGCGCTGGACCCGGCCGGGCCCGCCGGGGTGGCCTTCACGTTCGACCCGACGAACCCGGAAGTGTTCGTCCACGCCCGCCGGCCGATGCTGGACGCGCTCCGGCGCGCGGCCGCGACGCCCAAGCCGCCGGCCCCGACGCCGGACGGGACGGCCACGGCCACGGCGCTCCGGGCGGAAATGCGCGACCCCGACGCCACGAAGGCGGAACTGGCCCGGCTCCGGGCCCGGCTCGCGGACGACATGACCGTCCGGGACGAACTCCGCCGGGACTGTCGCCGGCTGGCCGACGAACTGGCGGACGAACGCCGGGCCCATCGGCGGGCCCGGGGGCTGGTGGCGTGGGATGCGAACTCGACCCGGGCGCGCGGCGGGGCCGGGCTGCGCGGGGATGACCTGTACCGGCTCTGTATGGACCGGGTGGAGTATCTGGCCGGCACGCATCCCCACCCGGCGACCCGGTGGGGGCGCGAACTGGACGCCCTGTCGAAGATGGTCCGGTTCTGGGCGAACGCTTGGGACGGCCCGGTGACCACGGCGGAGGCCACGCCGGCGACCCCGCCGGACGCGGAAAGCCCGCCTGTTCCCCCTGTCCGGGCCCCACGCGCGCGGGGGCTGGCCGACCCCATCGTCCCGAATCCGGCCGGGCCCGCCGACCCGGTCGGCGCGACGACGTCCGGCGCCCGGTTCGACTTCGCCGGGTTCCTGACCACGCGGCCCGCGTCCATGACGGTCGGGGCGTCGCACGACCCCGGCGTCATCGTGAAGGCGTTGCGCGGGTGGGCCGGTATGCGTGGCCTGTCGCTGGCCGGCGCGCGCGTCGAAGACTGGGAGCGGTCGCTGTGATGGCCCCGGAGGACGTCGTGGCGCTGGACGACGCGCGCTGGTGCGCGTGGATGGCCCAAGAGGCGCGCGGCCGCGCGGACGCCACGCCGGCCAGTGGCCGCGCGCGCCATCTGGCGGACGCCGACCGGTACGACCGGCTGGGCGGGCTGGCCGACGCGACCGTTATTGCTACGCCCGCCCTCGCGGCGCTGGCGAAGTTCGGGGCGCTGGTCCTGTCGTATATGCTGGACCACGAAATGTGTGGCCCGGACGAAGCCGACCCGCAAGAGTTCGCGGTGGCCGCCGGGGCGCTGGTCGTGGAGCGGCGGGCCATACCGTGCGGGCCGTCGTGCGGGTGCGCGGAATACTACGGGTCGGAGGACGCGGTGGCGGACTGCTGCCGTCCGCCGGCGGACGTCTCCGCCCTGCTGGCCCGCCTGACGGCGCCGCTGACTCTCCCGGCCGGCGGCCCGGACCGGGGGTCGTGATGGCACCGACGACCCGTCACGCCATGGTGGCCCGCGTGAAGGATGGTCCGTACGGCGGGTGCCACGGGTGCGACCCGAAGGCGGCCCGGACGGCGCTCCGGCACCCGGAGACGTTGCGCCTCTGTGCGGTCTGTGAAGTCGAATGGCGCCGGCGGGTGGCGTGGACGCGGGACCCGTTGCCGGCCCCGGAACTGGTCGCCCGGGCCCAGTCGGCCGCGCCGAAGCTGGCGCGCGTGCTGCGCGGGTGGTAGGCTCGCCCATGTTCGCCACGCTCCGGGCCCGGCTCGCGCGCTGGGCTCTCGCGCTCTACGTCTCCCACCGGTGGGTCCGTCGCATGGTCAACCCCCTACTTCTGTCGTTCCTCCAAGCGAAGCCGCAAGCGGCCGCTGAACTGCTGGTCGGGTTCGGCGTCCCGGGCCTGACCGCCCGGGGCGTCCCGGTGGCCCAGATTGCGCCGTTCCTGTCGGCCGTGGCCGACACGATGGCCGGCAAGGCGCCGGCCGCGACCGCCGACAAGTACGTCAACCTGTCCGCGAAGGGCGGGGCCGACGCCCTGCGCTGGCTGCTGGCCAGCTACGGCCTGTCGGACCCGGCGAACGCGGCGGCCGTGGACGCGGCCGTGGCCGACGTCCTGTCCCGCGCGGCCCCGCTGGTGTAGGGGCGGCGCCCGCCGGCGGCCCGTCCATCGGCGCCGGCGGGTTCCCGGGTCGTGATTCCGGGCCAGTTCACCCCTTGCGCGCACCCCCGCCCGCGCCTACCATGCGGGTGCGTCTGGCGTGGGCGGGGACGCGGCCGGGTTCCTCTCAGGGTTGCCGTCCGCCAACCGTCCACGTCCAGACTTCCCTCTTTCCGCGAGGCCGCCCCGATGCTCCACCCGCCCCCGCTGTCGTCCGCGCGCCATTGGGCGCTCCGGCTGGTCATCCTCTTATGTGTGCTGGCCGCCGTGGGCGCCATGCGGCTGGCCATGACGGGGGGCCAGACGTTCCGGGTGATGGTCGGGGCGGGAATCGGCTGTCTTGCGGTGGTCGTGGCCCTGTCGGCCCTTGCCCAGTTGGGCGCGGCCCAGACGACGTCGGACCCGGCGGACTTTGACGACGGCCCGGGCGCCCCGGCGCCGGCCGGGGACGGTGAGGGGCTGTCCACCGGCCGCCCCGGCGGGGCTCCGAAGCCCCGATAGTATGGCGGCCCGCAAGTCCAACGGGTCCGGTAGCGGCCGGGGGCCGGGCAAGACGCCCGCTCCCGGCCCTGTCGTCGTGGGGAACATCCCCAAGGCCGGGAAGACTCCGCCGGCGGGGCGTTCGGCCCGTGGCGGGGCCGGCGCGGCCCCGGGCGGGCCCACCACGGGCGGCCGCACGGACGGGAAGCGGCGGAACGTGTCGAAGGCGGACGCCCTGACCGGGCGCCGGCCCGGGGCGCGGCCGTCGCTGGCCACGGACAAGCTGGTCCGGAAGCTCTTGGGTCTTATCCGGGTCGGCCTGACGTTCGAATCCGCCGCCGCCGCCGTGGGCATCACGTCCCGGACGCTCCGCCGCTGGCGGAAGCTGGGGGCGGACCCGGAATCCGCCCTGACGTACCGGGAGCTTCGGGCGAAGGTCACGGAAGCCGTCTTCATGTCGGAGGCCGCGCTGGTCGAGAACGTGTCCCGTCAGTCGCGGACCGACTGGCGCGCGGGGATTGCCCTACTGGAACGCCGGTTCCCGGAGCGGTGGGCGCCGCCGGCGGTCACGCTGAAGGGCGACAAGGACGCGCCTCTGTTCGACGGCCCGGTGACGGTGCGACTGGTGGCCCCGCACGTCGCGCGCGACGCGGCGGAGGCGGCCCGGAAGGCGACGGAGACGGCGACGGCCGACCCGTCGGCGCCGTAGGCTGGCGGTCGCCATGCTCCCCTATCGTCTATCGGCAAGACTCCGGGCTTTGGACCCGGGAAAGGTGGTTCGAATCCATCTAGGGGAATGACCGTGTCCGACCGCGTGGCGCCCCGCCGGCGCGCGCCCGGCCGCCGGCGCCGGCCCAAGACGGTCGAGTGGCAACGGCCGTACTACTACCCGGCTCAGTCCGCCTTTCTGCTGGACCCGGCCCGGTTCGTCATGGTCGAGGCGTCCACGAAGACGGGGAAAACGTCCGGCTGCATTGCGGCCCAGACGGAGGACGTCCTGTTTCTGGGGGCCGCCGGCCGGTCGTTCTGGTGGGTGGCGCCGGTCTATGGGCAAGCCGAAATCGCCTATAACCGATTGCGCCACATGGCCACGCCGGGCCTGTTCCGGTTCAATGACTCCAAGCTGAAGGCGACCTGTGCGGTCAACGGGGCCGACTGGTTCTTCCGGTCGGCGGAGAAGCCGGACAACCTGTATGGAGACGACGTCTGGGGGGTGACCGTGGACGAAGCCTCCCGCGTCCGGGAAGCGTCATGGACGGCCCTGTATTCGACCCTGACCGCCACCGGGGGGCGCGCGCGCATCATCGGGAACGTGAAGGGGCGCCGGAACTGGTTCTACAAGCTCGCCCGGCGCGCGCAAGCCGGCGAACCTGACCACGCCTACCACAAACTGACGGCGTGGGACGCGGTCGCCGGCGGCATCATTGAGCGGTCCGTGGTCGAGGCCGCCCAACGGGACTTGGCCCCGGACGTCTTCGCGGAACTCTACTTGGCCGAAGCGTCGGCCGCCGGCGCCAACCCCTTCGGGACCGACGTGGTCGCGCGCCTCTGCCGGCTGGCCCCGCCGGGCCCGGACGGTCGCGTCCCGGGGACGGACACCCCGGTCGTCTTCGGCGTGGACTTGGGCAAGGTGACCGACTCGACCGTGGTCACGGGGTTGGACACGGCTGGCCGGACGGCGTACTGGGAGCGGTTCCGGCTCCCGTGGACGGAAACGGTCGTCCGGCTGGTGGACATTCTCCAACGGTTCCCGGGGGCGTTCGCCCTGACGGACGGGACCGGCGCCGGCGACGCCCCGTCCGAGTTCGTGTCCCGGAAGCCGGGGCTGGCCGGCCGGGTCGAGTCCTTCCAGTTCACGGGCCGGAGTCACCAACAGATTTACGAAGGACTGGCGCTCGACATGGGGTCCGGGTCGCTCCCGGCCCTGACCCGGGGCGTCGGGGACTGCCTGTTCGAAGAACTGGATAACTTCACCTTCGAACATCGGCGGACCGGCGTTCACTACACGGCCCCGGAGGGGATGCATGACGACGCGGTGGCGTCGCTCGCCCTCGCGGCGGAGGCCCGCCGGCGGGCCCGGCTCCGCCCCTCTGGTCTTTCGGCGCTGGTCGCCTTGTAGTACCTTGGCCGCGACGCCCGGCCGCCCTCCCTTCCCTCTGCCGCCCCCATGACCGCACCCCCGATTGTGCTTTCCGGTTCCTCCGGGCAAGGGCTGGGACCGGCCCGGCCCGGCGCCGGCGAACCGACCCCGACCGGGACGTGGCTGGACTACGTCCACCCGGACGTCAAGCGGTACGCGACCCGGTGGCGCTACGTCTGGGACCTCTACACGGGGGAGTGTGTGGACCCGGGCAACGTGCCGAACTATCTGGTCCGGCGTGCGACCGGGGAACACGCCGATTCCTACGGCGAGCGGTGCCGGATGGCCGACTACACGAATCACCTGTCGGCGCTGGTGGATTCGCTGTCGGGGATGCTGGCGGCGGTCGAACGGTCGGCGGTCCGGAAGTGGATGGGGGCGGAGGGCGAGCCCGCCGGCGTGCTGGGGGACCCGAAGGTCCCCGGGACCCTCGCGGAGCGACTGACCCGGAACGCCTCCGGCGACGGCGACGGGTGGGCGACCATCTGGCGCCGGGTGTCGCCCATGCTGTTCCTCTTGCGGCGGTCGTGGGTCCTGACGGACACGGCCGCCCCCGGCGTGCCCATGGTCCGGCTCCTGTCGCCGTGGGCGGTCCGGAACTGGATGGAGGACGACAAGACGGGGGTTCTGACGGAGGCCCTACTGGTCGAGGACGCGGACGCGCGCGCGTCGCTCCACGACGAACCCGACGGCGGCCGGACCTACCTGTATCTTCGGGTCGAGGGGTGGCAACGCCTCCGGCCGGTGAAGGACTCCGCCGTCGAGGTGGTCGAGGAAGGCCCGTGGTCGTACGTGACCCGCGACGGGACCCCGACCATTCCCTTGTCGTTCGGGTCGCTCCCGATTGCCCGGGACGTGGGCTACGTGATGGCCCGGAAGTGCAACGCCATCTTCAACAAGGAATCCGAGCGGGACCATCTGTTGCGCTATGGCAACTCCCCCCGGTTCATGCTGGACGCCCCCGACGAAACGCAATTCAACAAGCTAGTGGACTCGCTGGTCAAGGGGTCGTCCGTGCTTCAGGGCGTGACCCACAAGTGGGTGGCGCCCGACGTCGGGCCGGCGGAAGTCGCCTCCAAGGTGCTGGAACGGAAGGTCGAGGAGTTCTACCGGACCGGGTTCCGCGAATACGCGGACTCCGCTGCCCAGAAGACGGCGACCGAAGTCCGTCAGGACGTGGCCGCCGGGCTGGGGGCGGTCCTGTCGCTGGCCCGGACGGCGCTGGATGACTTGGAAAACGACGTCCTCTGGTTCTTGGAGCAAACGGTGGCGCCGGCGAACCGGGCGAACTGGGGCGTGGCGCACGTCATCCGGTCCGACGACTTCGCGGCCCCGAACCCCGACGAAGCGGCCGACAAGCTGGTGGCGTCCGCCTTCGGGACGGCCGACGGGGTTCCGATGGGGGCGACGGCCCGGGTCGCGGCCGCCCGCCGCTACGCGGACGCCCATGGGCTCGCCTTTGACGAATCGGAGGCGACGGCCGCCGTGCGCGCGGCCATGGTGTCGTCGGCGCTGGCCGCGAACCCGGTCCTGACCATGCCGGCGACGGTCCGGGCGGACTACGCCGTGGACGTGGCTATCGCGGCCGGCTACGTCAAATCCGAAGACGTCGCGGGGGTCGCGGCCCTGAAGGCGGAGGCGCTGGCGCTCGCCCGGGTCGCGGACGAATCGGCCCGCCGGGCCACGGAGGGGTTCCCGGGGCCCAGCCTGACCGGCTGACGTGGCGCCCCGGCCGAACTACCGCACGGTCCAAGAGTCGGCCCGGGCGCGCGTCGAAACGCTGGCGACCCGGGCGGCGGCGGAGATTGCCGCCGACTTGCGCCGCATGGCCGACCAACTGGCCGGCCGGCTGTCGGCGCTCCCCGGGGGCGCGGCCGGCCAACGGGCGGCGCTGGAAGCGTCCCGCCGCATCGTCGCGGCGTCGGCGGCGGACTTCGAACGCCGGGTGGCGGCGGCCACGGCCCGGGCCCGGGACCTGTCCTTTCAGGAAGTCCGGGACGTCTGGCTGGCCGCCCAACGCGCGGCCGTCCAAGCGGCCGGCATCCCCGGGGAGGCGTTGCCGGCGTGGCTGGATGGCGTCGGGGCGGTCGAGGGCGCCACGTTCGGCCGCGCGCTGGTCCCCCGGGTGACCATGGCGGCGGCGTACGCCCGCCTGTCGCCGGCCGCGACGTGGCAAACGGCCCTGAAGGGCCACACGGCGAACGCGGCGGCGGACTTGGACCGCATCGTCCGGGAGGGGATTCTGGGGGGCGCCGACCCCTTCGAACTCGCGCGCCGGCTCCGGCCCTACGTCCAAGGGGCGGAGTCGTTCGAACGCGCCTTCCCGAAGACGGACGACCGGTTCGCCCGGCTCCACGACTTGCGCGGCGTCCCGGCCGACCTGAAGGGCGCGGCCCGCCGGCTGAACTACAACGCCACCCGGATAGCCGTCACGGAGACGTGGAACGCCCGGGCGGAGGCCGAACTGGAAGCGTTCGCCGTGGACCCCATGGTGTACGCGGTGAAGTGGACGCTGGCCCCGAACCGGGGCGCCCTCCGGAAGCCGGACGTGTGCGACGCCTACGCCGGGACCGACTGGTACGGGCTGGGGGTCGGCGTCTTCCCGCTGGACGCGGTCCCGCTCCCGCCCCACCCCTTCGACCGTTGCACCCGCGTCCCGCTGCTCCGGTCCCCGAACGACTGGCGGAAGCCGAAGCCGGCCGGGCTCGCCCGGAAGCGCCAAGTCACAGACGCCGGCGGGTTGGCGTCGCCGTACCTGCTGCCCGAGCAACGCCTGTCCCCGGTGGACGTGGACGCCGTGAAAGCGGCCCTGACGCGCGGGTTCCGCCCCGGGAAGGTGGCGGACCCGGCGCGCGTGGCCATGTCGAAGCTGGTCACGGCCGGCGACGCGGCGGCGGTCGAACTCGCGGACGTCCTCGCGGGGGTCGAACTGCCGGTCCTCCCGGACCCGGGCCCCATCGTGGACCCGGAACCGATTGTCCCGCCCCCGCCCCCGCCGGACCCGGTCGTGGTCGCGCCCACGCCGGCGCTCCCGCCCCCGGTGCCGGAACCGCCGGCGCTCCCCACGGACCCGCTGGACCGGGCGCTGGCGGAGGCGGCCGCCGTGCGCGCGAAGCTGGCCGAGTTCAAGGCGTTGACCGTGGAGGAGGCACTGGCCCTGCCGTCGGGCCCGCGCGGCCGGTCCCTCCGCGACAAGTTCGAATCCATCCGGACCCGGCTGGTCGAGGGCGAACGGGCCATCATGGCGGACCCCCGGTTCGCGGCCCGGGACGAACTGTGGACCAAGATGTTCCGGGCGGAGGCGGACACGTCCCAAGCGTTCGCCTACTGGAACCGGCTGGACCATCAAGTCGGGGACGCCAAGCGGGCCATTGCCCAGTACGGCCACGCCCACGGCCTGACCACGGAGGAAGTGGAGCTACTGAAGCGTCAGGCGGCGGAGGCGCTGGCGGAGTATCAAGAACTGTCCCGGTTCTCGACCCGGCTCCGCGCGGAATACACGGCGCTGGACCGGGCCCTAGAACCCCTCATTACGAAGGTGGACGCCCTCCGGGAGCGGCTCCGGAAGGTCGGGGCCGCCGGGACCGCCCGGGCCAAGGCGCTGGCGGAGGCCAGCCGGGCCAAGGGCCGCGCGCTGGTCGAACGGCCGGCGGCGGAGTGGGGGACGCTCGCCCCCGAGTTTTGGGCCGCGAAGGGCGGTCCGGCCGGGAGGGTGGACCCCCGGTTCGCGGCCAAGGCGGCCGAAGGGTTCGCGGCCTTTAACCGGATGGTCGGCAAGGTGGGCCACTCGCCGGTTCAACGGGTCATCCGGAAAGCCGGCCGCGCGAACGCCTCCGTCTTCGAAGGCGCCAACGGCCCGATTAACATGGCCCTGACCGACGGGGTCGGCGTCTGGGCCCACGAATTGTCCCACTTCTGGGAGTTCAACGAACCCGAAGTTTGGAAGGCGTCCCAGCGATTCCACGCGCGCCGGACCGCCGGCGAAAAGCTCCAAAAAATCTACCCCGGGTCCAAGGGCAAGATGGGGCGGGAAGTCGCCCGGTTCGACAAGTACCGGAGCCCCTACGCCGGCAAGGAATACACGTTCAACAATGCGAACCGTGGGACTAACGAAATCGTGGCGATGGGCGTGCAATGGATGGTCGAGGACGCGGCCGCGTTCGCCCGGGAGGACCCGGACTATTTCGACTTCATCTTCGCCCTAATCCGCACCCGGACCGGCAAGTAGCCCGGTCGGCGCCGGCCGGCTCCGGCATTGCGCGCGACGCTGGCCCGCCGTAGCTTGCGGGTATGGCATCCCAGCCCCGCCTCCTGTTCCCGCTCCCGGCCGTCCTCCCGACGGGCGGGACGTTCGCCGTGCCCGGGGCCGGGAACATCGGGGTCCCGCTGACCCTGCTGGCCCGGGGTGCCGATGCACGCGGGCTCGCGCTCCGGGTGGGCTGCTGGTCGGACCCGGACGGGACGCCGTGGCATCTGGACCCCATCACGGCGGAGCGGGAGGCGTACCTGTCGTTCCTCTGGCGCGAAGTCCACGCCCAGTTGGCCGAGTTCACGGCCCTTCAGGCGTTCACGCGGAGCTTCAGCCCCGAGTATTACCCGGAGTCGGTCGCCTACGCGACGGCCCGGCTGGTGGCGGCGGCGCTCCGGGTGCCGGTGGACGAATCGGAGGCGGGCCCGGACCCGCCGGACGACACGGTGTTCTAACGGGGGTGGCGACATGGCCGCGGCGGTGCGGGACGGGTTCCTTCGGTGGGTGCGGACGGCGCGGAGCGTGGCGGAGTGTCGCCACGCCCGCGCGCTCGCCGTCTCCGAGCCCGCCCTGTCGCCGGCCGACGTGGCGGCGGTCGAGGCGGCCGCCCTCGCGCGCGCCGGCGCCGTCCTGACGGAGACGGCCCGCCTCCGCCGGGCCCGGGAGGCGAACGCCCAGCCCGACTTCTGGACGCCGGCGGAATAGTTGCGGGCCCCCCTTGCGCGCAACCGGTGGGCGTGGTAGTATTCCTCTGTGGCCGGCGTGGTGCCGGCCCGCAACCCTGAGGAACCGCCCCATGTCCATCACCCCGCCGACCGACGAAGACGTCCTTCGGATGCTGGCCGGACGCATCCTCGCGCCGTCCGTCCTTGCGGAATGGTTGGGCGTCTCGACCGCCCGCATGACCGCCCAGCTTCGCCGGCTGGAAGCGGCCGGCCTTGTCGCCCGCCGGCCGAACCCGCGTCTGGTCCGACACAACGCCAACGGCGCCCCGGTCTTCCGGGACGGCGTCGGGTTCGCCGTCATCCCCCCGATGGAGCCCGCCGAGTAGGTCACCCGCCCCCACGTTGCGCGCTCCCCTTGCGCGCAATCTGGGGGCGGGGTAGTATTCCTCTGTGGCCGGCGTGGTGCCGGCCCGCAACCCTGAGGAACCGCCCCATGACCGCCCAGCCCCTCCCCGCGCCCTACGGCGCCACCGCTCCCGATGCCTTCGCCGTCGGGGACGTGGTCGAAAACTTCGGTGTCCGGGCCATCGTGGCCGCCCCCTTCGACCCGGCGCGCGGCCTCCTGTTGACCCGCCCGGACTGGACGGAAGGCCCGTCGTGGATGGCGAACCCGGCGCTGTGCCGGCTGCTGGCGCGCGCGGCCGACGTTCCGCCGGGGTCGGCGGACTTCGCCTGTGCCTTGGGCGGCCCGGCGGTCTTCGCCGGCGCGGCCGAACGCTGGGACGCGAAGGCCGTCATGGACCCGTCGTTCGAAGGGAAGGCCCTCGCGGCGTGGTCCGTCGTGGGCGTAGCCGTGCGGGACCAGTGGGCGGCCGGCCCGCTCCCGCTCCCGCCGGCCCGGTGACGGGCCCGGCCGGGCCCCCTTGCGCGGGGCGCGGCCGCGTGTAGTATGGGACACACATAACCCGCCGGCTCCGGCTGGCGGGCTCCGGGAAGGGGATGGGCCCGGCTGGGGCGTCATACGTGACGCGCTGGCCGGGCCCTTCCCGTAACCGAGGGCATGGAACGGACCGGCGGCCGACTCCGCCGAGAACGGACCGGGGCCGACTCCCCGAGTAGAGGGGTGACACAATGACGTGGCGACGGATGGTCCACCGGGACGCGGGCGCTGGTGACGGCGGCGGAACGGGCGGGACCGGTGGGACCGGAGACGGGACTGGGGCCGGCGGGGCCGGCGGGTCGAAGTTGACGGTGGTCGTGGATGGGAAGTCGGTGGAGATTGACCGGCCGGCCGGGCTGCTGACGGAAGCCGAGTTCTCCGCCCGTTTCGCCAAGGAACTGGGGCGCCGGACGTCGGCGCTCTCCGATAAGGCCGTGGAAAAGTTCACGGAGACGTTGCGGAAGGACGAAAACGCCCGGGCCGGGTTTCTGGCGTCGCTGGGCATCCAGACGGGAGAACCGGGCGCCGGCGACGGCGGGGCCGGGACCAACCCGAAGGCGGCCGCCGCGCTCCGAAAGGAACTGGAAGCGGAGTTCGGGAAGCAACACGTCGAACCGCTGAAGGGCAAGCTGGCCGCGACCGAGTCGCGGCTGGGCAAGCTGACGGAGCGGGTGCTGGTGTCGGAAATTACGCGCGCGGCGGCGGAACTGGGGGTCCGGAAGGCGTACCTGAAGCCGACGGTGTCGGGCGGGCTGCCTCCCATCGTGGCCATGTTCCGCGACACGTTCGCGTACGACACGGAAACGGAGTCGTGGTACGTGCGGAAGGGAGACGGGTTCGCGTTTTCGGCCAAGCCGGACGACGGGGCCCCGTACAAGACGGTGGCGGAGTTCTTCGGGGACCTTGCGGGGTCCAAGGAACACGCCGATTTCTTCGAAGCCGGCGGCGGCCAGACGGGCCCCGGGGCGCGCACGGGCGGGATGGGCGGGAATGGACGGGGTGGGGAAGTCCGGATTACCCGGGCTGACGCCTCCATCAAGTCCAAGTACGACGCGGCGGAGAAGCGGGCGACCGAAACCGGTGGTCGGCTCGTCATCGTGGACAACTAAGTCGGACCACGGGGTCCGGCTCAACTCTGAACGGGAGACTGGTCCGTGACCAACGTTCTTTCCGACTACAACCCGATTTGGTACGCGCAGAAGGCGCTGACGCGGCTGGAAAAGCTGCTCACCTTCGTGCCGACCATCGGACGCCAGTACGAAAAGGACCCCAAGGAGCGGGGTTCGGTTATCAGCATCAAGACGCCGTCCACCTTCACGGCAACGACCATGCCGCAAGGGACGACGTTCCAAGGCGTCAACGCTGAGTCCCAGCAAATGACGCTGGACCAGTGGTGGGGCGTCCAGTTCGCCATCCGGGACGACCAGATGGCCTACACGGGCGAGGAAATCATCCGGAGTCACATTGACCCGGCCATGCAAGCCCTCGCGGAGCGCATCGAGACGTGGGGAACGTCCCTCTACGCCGAAGTCCCGTGGTTCGCGGCCATTGACGGCACGACGCCCACGAACGACTTCATCAACACGCGCAAGATTCTGGCGGACAACTTCGTCCCCCAGAACGGCCGCTATGCGGCCATCACCACGACCCGGTCGGCCGTCTATCTGGGTCAATCCCTGTTCGTGTCGGCGCTGAACGCCGGCGACGGCGGGGCGGCCCTCATGTCGGGCCAACTGGGCCAGAAGTTCGGCTTCGAACGCATCTTCGAAAACTTCTCGCTGCCGACCCACGTCCCGGGGGCGCTGGTCGGCTCCCCGACGGTCGGCACCGGCGCCGGTGTCCTCCGGGCCCGGACGATGGTCTGGTCCGCCGGCGCCCTGACCGGCACGGTCGCGCGCGGCGATACGTTCGTCATCGCCGGCAACACGCAACGCTACGCCGTCACGGCGGCGGCCACGGCGGCCGGCAATGCCATCACGGTGTCGTTCACGCCGTCGCTGGTGCAAGCGTACGCCAACGGCGCGGCCATCACGGTCCGCCAGTCGGCGCTCGCGGTGTCCCTGATGTACCACAAGGACGCCTTCTCCATGGCCATGGCGCCGCTGTCCGACGCCGGGAACAACCGGGGGGCCGAAGTCGGCTACGCGGTGGACGACCAGACGGGGCTCGCCATCCGGGTCATGCGCTGGTTCGACCCGGGCGCCAAGCAACACGCCATGTCGTTCGACGCCCTCTGGGGCGGCCGGTGCGTGGACCCGAACAGGGCCGTCCGTCTGGAAGGCTGACCGACCCGGCGCCGGCGGGGTTCACCCCCCGGCGCCACCTACCCGTTCGGCTCCGGGCGTCATCGTCCCGGGGCCGTTCGGGTCCCACCTTGCAACCCTGACGGTGTTCGATGCCCGAAACGAAGACGGTCCGTATCCAGCCGAACCCGGTCTATCCGGACGGCGCCGTGGTGAACGTGGAGGACTTCGACCCGGCCACCATGGCCCCGGCCACGGCGGAAGACGCGGCGCTGGTCGAGGGCGTGAAGGCGGCGGACGCGGCCGCGAAGGCGGCGGCGGAGCCCCCGGCCATCCTGTCGGCCGACGACGTGGCGGCCCTCGCGGCCGCGCGCGCCAAGGCGGACGCGCTGGAAGCGAAGACGGCCGAACTGGAAGCGGCGCTGGCGGAGGCGAAGGCCGCCGCGAGCGCGAAGAACGCCAAGGCCGGCAAGTAGTCCGCCGTGCCGGCTCCGTACTTCGACCCCGAAGACGCGGAGTGCGCGTCCCTGCTCCCGCCGGACCTCCGGCGGGACGGGGATACGCTGACGGACCTTGCCCGGTCGGCGGAAGCCGACGTCGTCGGCCACTACACGCTCCCGTTCACGTTGGATTCGGCCTTGCCGGCCCCGCTACTCCCGGACGTCGTCACGTTGACGGACGGCCGGCGGGTGGGGCTCGCCGGCTACAAGGAAGACGCGGCGCTGGCCAGTCTCCCGTTCCGGAACGCCATGCGTCGGGAGATTGCCGACGTCATCGTCTGGCGCCGCGCCCAGTGGGACCGGAAGCCCGGGGTGAAGTCGGAGACGAAGGGCGACCCGGTCCAGTCCGTGACCTATAACGACCGCGTGGCCGAACTGGTGGTCCCGCCCGGCTTCGGCCGGTGGCTCCGCCCGTTCGACGTGCGCCCGGTCGCGTGGGGCGTCTGACATGGACAACACGCTAGGCGGCGCCCCCATCCAGTTGGGCGCCGTGGTCCGCATGGCGGAGGCGGACGCCTTTCTGGCCCGGCTGAAGGGCAAGGCGGCGGACTTGCGCCCCGTCTTCGCCGGCGTAATTGACCCGAGTGTCACCCGCGCGCTCCGCGACCAGTTCGAAACGTCCGGGCGCGCGCTGGGGACCCCATGGCAAGCCCTGTCACTGGTCACCCGCCGGCTCCGGTCCCGGCCGGACCCGCGCCGGGGTGGCCGGGCGTCCACGTCCAAGGTCGGTCGCGCCAAGTTCGGCTTTGCGGCCATCCTCCGCGACACGGGCCGGCTCGCCCAGTCGCTCGTCTCCCCCGGGGACCCGGAGGGCATCCGGGACATTGGGGTCCAGCGATACGCGCGCGGGTCGTCGGTGCCGTACGCGGCCCTGCACCAAGAGGGGTTCACGGTCACCCAAATGTTCGGCCGGCCGCTCCGGTCGCCCAAGCGGGTGGCGCCCCGGCCCATCATCCCCGAGAACCTGCCGGCGCCGCTCATTGCGTCGTGGGAAGGGGCGGTCGTCCAATACCTGACGTCGGGGACCCTCTAGGTGCATCTGGAAGTCGTGCGGGCGCTGACGGCGTGGCTTCGGGACCCGGTGACGGGCGCGAACGCCCAACTGGGGGCCATTCCCCGGGACGCTGACCACGCGGCCGGGTCGGTCCCGGCGGCCGTGGCGACGGTGACGTGTCCGTACGAACCCGACGCGGACGGGGACGCCTGTGCCAAATGGCTGGCGCCGTCCCAGTTGCCGGCGCTCTACGTCACCCCGGACGGCCCGGTGGTCGCGGAGGGCGAAGTGGCGACCGTCAACCGCCAGTCGGAGGACGTCGCCGTCGTGGTGCGGTTCCTCGCACCCGGGGACGACGCGGCCAGTCGGGCCGCCTCCGCCTACGCCCTCCGGGCCGTGATTCGCTCCCTTCGGGGGTTCAACGCGGACACGGCCGCCGGCCGCGCGGCCCGGAGTCGCAACGGTATCCAGATTTTGACCTGTTCCCGTATTACCTTCGGCCCGTGGAACGAAACCGTGGGCCAGTCGCGCGCGGTGGCCATCGTCGGCGCCGAATTCGTCGTCCGCGACGTCCTTCCCTGACTTTCTCCCCTTCCTGACCATGGACACCCCGACCAACGTTCCCACCCCGGACCCCATCGGGTCGTACGTTTCCGTGGGCCCCGGGAAGTACGTGCCGATTCCCCAGTCCGTCGAAGCCCAAGGCGGCGCCGTGGTCGAAGACTACGTCCGCGCCAACGCCGACAAGGCCGTGGACGCGCCGGCGGCCGGCGCTCCCGGCGTGCTGGCGGCCGCCCACGCGGCCATTCTGGCGAACCCCACCCCGGAGGCCGCCCCGGCCGCCGATGCGGCCGCCACGGGCCCGCTGGACGCGCCGGCGGCCCCTTCCTCTGACGTGGAGTAACCCAAGATGACCGCTCCCCGCCTGACCGGGGCCCGTTACGGGTTCCTCGCGGCGCTGGAATCCGCCTATGGAACGGCGTTCACGCTGGCCGACGCCACCCATGGAATTCTGGTGGCCGACGAACCGGACGTGAATGTCGAGTACGCGGACGACGGCCAACGGAAGTTCAACGCCCCGGCGACCGGGGCGAAGTGGCGCAACACGACCAAGTCCGGCCGGTTCGCCAAGTTCACGGCCTTGGCCGACCTCGCGGGGTTCGGCGCGGCCTACTCCGCGTCGAACCTCCCGCTGGCGGACGCCCTTATCCGCGCGTCCGGGTTCGCCCGGACCGTGGTCGTCACGGGCGGGTCGGAGTCGGTCACCTACACGCCCTCCCCGCTGAACGCGCTGGCGTCGGTCACGGCGCGCGTGTACCGCCGGGGGCTTCAGTACGACCTTCGGGGCGGACTGGCGACGTTCAAGGTCGGAGGGGAGACGGGGACCATCCCCCGGGCCACGTTCGACCTTCAGGGCGTCATGGACGCGCTCCCCACGGACCTGACGTTGCCGGCCATCACGTACGCCGGCCCGAACGCGGCCGCCATCGTCCCGCCCAAGGCGGAGGCGCTGACGCTGACCATGGGGACGAACGTGCCCACCCGCGTCCGCGAGTTCGAATTCACGGCGGACCGCCCCATCGTGGCCCGCCGGCTGGACAACTCGACCGGCGGTCACGGCGGGTTCAACTCCGGCGCCGGCCGGTCGTTCATGCTCCGCGCCGTGGTCGAGGCGCAAGCGTTGGCGACCACGTCGCCGTGGCACACGTCCACGACGCTCAACCCCTTCCAGTTGGCGGAGACGGCGGGCCTCATTTCCACGCTGTCGCTGAACGTCGGGGCCACGCAATACAACCGCTGGCGCCTGTCGGCCACCAACGCCCAGCTTCAGGACTTTTCGGAAGTCGAGGACGGCCCCACGGGCCTGTTCGAACTCCGCTGGGAACTGAAGCCGTCCAGCTTCACGGCGGACGACGAAGTGTCCTTCATCTTCAACTAGGCCCATGGCGCGCGGGACCCGGCTTTTGCTCAACCCCGACACGGCCCACGGCTTCGACGTCTTCGACGCCGACGCCGTGGTGGACGCGCTCGCGGCGCCGGCCGTCAAGGTCGGCGGCCGCGTGTACGTCGGCGTGGTCCTGTCGTATCTGGAACACGCCCGCGTCATCGGGTTGGCCAACGCGGCCCGGCAATCGAACCTGACCGAAGCCCAGTCCCTCGCGGCTATGCGGGCGGTCCTGTCGGCGTTCTTCCCCCGGCCGTGGTGGGCGTTCTGGCGCCCGGACGTGCCGGGCCGCATCCTCCGGACGGTCCCCCTGTCGGGGGTGGCGGACCTTGTCGCCCATTTCTTCGCGTCGCTCACGGCCCCGGGCGTGGCGACGACGGCGGTCCCCGGGGCGAGCGCGACCGGGCCGTCCGCGACACCGGCCGGCGGGTCCCCACCGGATTCGTCTGGGCCCGGGCGCTGAACGCCGGGCTGGGGCCCATGCTCTACGCCCCGGGCCTCTGGCCCACGGCCGACGGCGCCATGCCGGTCCGGCTGTTCGCGCGACTCGCGGAACAACTTGACGCCTTGGAGGCCGGCGCCCAAGTTCGGGGCGTGATGGTCGCGCAAGTCGCGGCCGTGCTGGCTACCGACCCGAAGTCCCACGACGCCCAAGCGGCCGTCCGCCGCATGGAACGTCGAGCCCGGCCCCGGTCCGCCGGGCCCGCCGGCCTGACCTGAACCCGACGACGTCATGGCGAACCGCGCGCGGGTCCTACTGGAAATCGTCGGGAAGAATCTGGTGGGGCCCGCCGTCGCCGGCGCGAAGGCGGAACTGTCGGGCCTCCTGTCGTCCCTCTCGACCCTCCAAGGGGCGCTAGGGACCGCGATTTCGACCGCCGCTGTCGCGGCCGCGCTGGACCGGGCGTTCGACGCCTCCGACAAGGCCGTCAAGTCGCTGACCCTGCTGGACGGGACGGCCAAGCTGACCGGGCTGTCGCTCCGGGACTTGGACGCGGCGGCCACGGACTTTCAAGCGAAGTTCGGGGTGTCGGCCGACACGGCCAGCGAGTTCGCGGCCCAACTGGGACGCCTGACCGCCAAGGCCGGCGACACGACGAAGCTCCGCGACGCCATGGCGGCGTTCCTGAACCTTGCGGCCGCGCGCGGCTACTCCGCCCAAGAGGCGCTAACGGCCGTCTCCCAAGCGATTCTGGGCATTGACGAAGGGACGGACAAGCTGTTCGGGAAGAACCCGTCCGTCATCTATGACGAATGGGCGAAGGCGGCCGGGACGACCGCCGGCAAGATGACCGACCAGCAAAAGGCGCTGGCCCTCCTGACGGCCGGCCTGACCGATGCCAAAAAGGTCGGGGACGCCTACGGGAAGATGCTGGAAACGACGGCCGGTATGTCCCAGAAGTGGGGGACGGAAATCGACCAACTGTTTGCGACCATCGGCCGCGCGCTCGACCCGCTCCGGCGGGCCTTCCTGTTCATGGCGACGGATACGGTCCGGGCCCTCCGCGAGTGGCTGACGTTCGCGGAGTTCACCACGGCCGCCTTCGTGGGGCTGGTGTCGGACTCCCTGACGCGGGTCCTGAACGCCGGGAAGTCGTTTGTGTCCCTCTGGGGGGACGTGTGGAACACGGCGCTGAACGTGGCCGGCGTCATCACGAACGACGAACTGAAAAAGCGGAATCTGGCCAGCTTCAAGTACCGCAAGGACTTGGAGGCGGAGACGCGCGCCGAACTGAAGGCGACCGCCGACGCGCTGGCGCAATACAACCGCGACCAACTGGGTATCAAGGACGGCCTGTCGGACAAGACGTCCCTTCCCGGGAAGACGCCCCCGCCGAAGGAAGACGACAAGGCCCGCGCGGCCCGGTACGCGGCGCTGACCGAAGCGGCGGACGTGGCGCTGGCGGCCCTGAAGATGGACAGCCTTCGCACGGAGGGGGTGCTGGCGGCGGTCGCGGCGGAGACGGCGCTGGCCAAGGTGCTGGAACGGGAAAACCTGTCGCTGGCGGAGAAGGTCCAACTGGAAGGGAAGTTGCTGGCGCTCCGCGAGGCCCGGCCGCTGGGGACCGGGAAGCCCCCGGGCATCATTTCGACCCCGGGGTGGTCCGACCCGAACGTGACGCCGAACCCGGCGGCCATGTCGGCTATCGAATTCAAGGAGCCCCAAGGGATTCGGGCGTTCCTCTTGCGGCTGGACGACACGGTCAGCCGGACCCGCCGGGGACTGGTGGGGCTCCGGGACGTGCTGGACGACATTGCGGTGGACGGACTGGGGGCCTTCCGGGACGCCACGGAAGGCGCCTTCGCGGCCGTGGTCGAGGGCTCCGCGTCCGCCGGCGACGCTATCGCCTCCGTCTTCGCCGGCGCCGTCCAGTCGGCCGCGCGCAAGGTGGGCGACTACTTCATGGCGCAAGCGATTGCGAACGCCACGGCCGCCTTCGGCGTCCCGCCCGTGCCGAACGCGGCCGTGGCCGCCGCCGGCTATCTGGCGGGCGCCACGGCCATGTACGCGGTCGCCGGCGCGGCCGGTGGGACGTCGCGTCGGCTGGGGGGCGGCGGGGGTGGGGGCGGCCAGTCGCTCCAACGGACCGACGGGTTCCGGGATAACTTCAACCTGCCCGGCACGAAGGGCGACGCGACCGTCAACATTGAAGGCGGCTTTCTCGACATGGGCGACCCGCGCCAGAGGGAAAGTCTCCGGAAGGCGCTGGAACAACTCTCTGGCCGCCGGGTGACCATCCGGGGCGACGTGGGGGGGGGCTAGGATGCGCGGCGCACTGGTCAAGTTCGTCTGGGGGGCGGCCTACGCCAACACGCTGACCGTGGAGTTCCCGCTGGACGACGCCCGGGCGTACACGCGGCCCCGGGACGGGTCCGAAATGCGCCAGTGGACGTCCGGGGTCGAAGACGCATGGCTGACCGGGCTGGACGGGTATCTGGACGGCGTGGTCCGATTCATCCCCGGCACGACGACCGGGTCCGCGACCGGCTGGGACGGCGCGACCGGCTGGGACGAATTCTTGCGCTGGTGCTGGGCCAAGAACGTCCCCCGGTTCTACCCGGACCGGGTCGCGGCGCCTTCGACCTTCCGGACCGTGTATCTTGTCGCCCCCGACGGGACCACGGACCCGACGGAGCGCGAGGCGGATTTCACCCGACGGCTCCGGCTGTCGCTCCGCGCGACCGACGGCCTAGCCTTCCCGAACTACTAGACGCCCATGGCTCGCCCCATCTATCGCGCGACCGTCTATCAGCCCGATTCGGTCGGGTCGGCCGTCCTGACGCCGGCGGCCGGGGCGCCGCACACGGACGGGTTCAAGGTCGCGTCTGTGGCCGGCGTCACGGGATTCCAGCCCTACTTGGACGCCACGGTTGTCCGGTCCCGCCGGCTCGACCCCATGACCAAGCGGGTGGAAGTCGGGACGGTGCGGCTGACGGTGCTGGACTACCGGGTCGGCACGACGAACGCGGACCGCTGGGTCACGGCCTTCACGGCCGACGCCTCCGGGCTCCCGAACGTGCTGGGGTGCCGGGTCGTGGTGGAGCGGGAGCCCACGGGGAACCCGGCCGGCACCTTCGTCCCGTGGTTTGAAGGCCGGGTCGTCAGCCGCGCGCTGGACGGCCGGCTGGCGCTGGTGCTGGACGTCGCGGAGCGGGCCCGGGACCTGAACGACATGGTCTTCGTCGGGCCGCCTCACGCCTCCGTGGCGTACGCGGCCCTGCCGCAACTCTGGCCGGTCGGGTCGGCCTTTGACGATGACCTGAGACTGGGCCCGCTGTCGTGGTGCTACGCGAAGTCGAATCTGGGTATTGGGACGGCCGGCCGGACGCTGTCCATGATGGAGCTTCCGCCCCAGACGAACAACATTCAAACGCAATTCCTGTACGACTGGCTGACGCGGAACCGCCGGCCGGCGGGGTCGTTCGCCGGCTCTGGGTATGACAGTCAGGTTGTTTTGGACTACACGAACCCGCCCGTGTACGCCCAAATTCTGTCGGGGCCGTCGTGGAACGAATCGTACACCCGCCGGGTCCGGTCGGTGTCGTTCGAAGGCGCCAAGGGGTCGGGCGTCGCGCGCGTGAAATACATAGACGTCTTTTCGGATTCCTACCCGGCCACGACGGACGCGGTCGGCATCTTCGGCCGGACCGGCGCCGTCCCCGGCGCGGCCACGGCGGAGACGCTGCTGGTGCGGCTGGTGCTGGGGGTCGGGGCGGTCGCGTCGAAGGACAACCCGCTGACCATCCGGCACGTTCACCCGCTGGTGTACCTCCGGGACTTGCTGGACGGGAAGTTCTCCCGCCTGTCGTCGGCCGGGGCCGTCACCCGGACGATTCCCTACAACGCCACGGAGTTCTCCGACGCCATCGGGACCACGGGGTCGGCGCCGTGGGACTTGCCGGTCGTGCGGTTCGTGGAACCGAAGCCCCGGAAGCTGTTCGACGTCATCGAAAACGACATTCTGGCGCCGCTCCATCTGGGCTACCGGTGGGACGACTCCGGCAAGTTCCGCATCGTGGACCTTCGCCGGCGCGCGGCGCTCCTGTCCGCCGCGCAAATCACGTCGGCCGCCGTGAACCCGGCCGTGGCCCCGACGTGGTCGGAGGATGCGTCCACGGCGTTCGAATCCATGACGGTCACCTACCCCACGGACCGCCTAGTCCCGGCGGTCGAGGCCGCCCGGCAAGCGGCGAGCGACGGCGGCCGGCTGAAGCTCCCGTCCACGGGGTTGGAGGAACTGGACGACGCCACCCCGTTCGTGTCGCTGTCGGATGCGCGCGGGCTCGACATTGCCCGGCGGAACGAATCGCTGGAAGCCCCCGGGTTCCGCCAAGGGCTCCCGTGGGACTTGGACGCGGTCCGGTGGTCGCAACGCCTCACGGACGAACTCCGGCTACTCTACGGCTGGGGGGCGGTCACGGTGACGCTCAACCTGAACCCGACCGACTCCGCCGTGGCCGGCATCCTCCCGGGCGACTGGCGCCGGGTGAACGTGGACGAACTGCCCAGCCGGGACACCAACCGGCGCGGCGGGGAACGCCTCATGTTGGCGGTCGGCGTGACCGACGGCCAAGGCCCCGACGTGGTCGTGGAGTTTCTGGACGCGGGCCCTTCGACCGGCGCCGTCGCGGCGCCGACGCTGGGGACGCCGGCCGCGACCGGGGACACCATGTTTGTCACGGTCACGCTGGGGGGTGCCGGCGACCCGGTCGAAGTGAAGTCCTATCTGGCCCCGGTCGGCGCGGCTACGCCGTCCGCCGACGCCCCGGGGTGGATGCCGCAAGGGACCGTCACGGCGACGGGCTCCAAGGCGGTCGGCCCGCTCCCGGTGCGCGGTCGGTTCTTTGTGGCCGCCCGCTCCATCCCCATCCGGACCGCCGCCGGGACCCGGATGCCGTCGGCGTGGGTCGTGTCGTCGGGCGCGGACTTCACGTCGTCTATCGTGTCGGCCCTGACGTCCACGACGGGCGACCGGCCCCCGTATGACCGACGGCTGGCGTGGACCAACGCGGACCCCCGCTGGCCCCTCCGGGTGACGGCCCGCCTGACCGGGGCCCCCCTGTCGCAAGCCTTCGTCAAGGCCGACCACGCGGCCGGCTCGACCCGGGCGGACTTGCCGGCCGTCTTCGGCCCCTCGACCGGCTACACGGCCCGCGTGGAGCCCTACGGGTGGCCTCAGGGGGTCGTGGCGGAGGGCGTGGACCTGTCCGTGGAAGTGGCGTGGACGTCCGGGGTCGCCATCGTGTACCCCCCTCCCGTGGCCTACCCGGCCGCCGCGCCCGTGGTCGGGAACCGGGCGAACCCGGGCGACCGGGTCGGGGTCATGTTCGCGCTCGCGCCGGCCTACGCCGGCCGGCCGGTGAACGTCCAGCGAGCCCCCGACGTGTCGGGCTCGCCGGGGACGGTGGACCTGTTCGTGACCCTCCCGCCGGATACCACGGAGTTCGTGGACGAACTCCCCGACGACGGGTTGGCGCGCTGGTACAAGTTCGGGCAAGACGGGACCTACTCTAGCTGGGTGGCGGCTACCCCGTTGGGGATTCGGTCCTACTCGCCGGTCTTCGCCGGCGCGGCGCCCTTCGTGCCGGAAACGGCCGTCCGGGTCGCGGGCGCCACGTACGAACGCCTGACCGCCGGCTACACGCTGGTATCGGACCCGGTCACGGCGTCGGGCCTCCTGACGGCCGGTCGCATCCCCAAGGCGACGGCCGCCCGCGTGCTGGCGGACTCCCTGCTGTCGGAGTCGGGGACGAACGTCTTCCTGAACGCGGCGGGGGACTTCGTCGCCACGGTGTCCGGGAACGGGATGGCCAATTCCGCGAACGGGACCCGGCTCTACGGCCGGCCGAACGGGTGGCAGATTGACGGCGACACGTCCACGGACGCGGCGGGGCTGGGCCTCTACAGTCGGGCGGGCACCCCGCGCACGCTGGGCTACCTGTGGTCGAACGCGGGCGGTATTGGGATACTGGACGACACGGGCGCCAAGTGGGTGATTCGCGGGAACCCGTCGCTGGCTGGCGGCGGAGACGGTATCAATGTTTACGCCGGCCAAGCGCACTATTTTTACGACCGGGCGTCCGGGACGTTCTTCGGCCAGTGGGCGTCGGACGGCGTCCGCCCGGGCGCCTCCGGGTCGTTCGACTTGGGCAGTACGGCGACGCGCTGGCGCACCCTCTACGGCCTCTCCGCCGACCTGACCGGGGCGGCGTCCCAGTTGACCATGGGGTCCGGCGCCGGCGCCCCCGGACAAATCACGGTCCGGTCCGCCAAGTCCCCGTACGGTTCGACGTGGACGTTTGGCGCGACGGGCGCCATCGCGGACGACTTTATCGTCTATGACCGGACGTGGGGCGGGTCGCGGCTGGTCCTGTCGTCGGCCGCCACGGCCGGCGGGTCCACGGCGACGTGGGCGAGTCACCACGTCCCGAACGCGGCCAACACGTACGACCTTGGGAGCGTGTCGGCGGCGTGGCGGACCATCTACGCCACGGGCCAAGCGGTCACCCCGGCGTTCGTGGCCCTGACCGCCTCCGGGATGACGGCCGGACTGGGGGTTCTCCGGACGGGGGACGCGGCCTTCCGGGCCTACCTGACGGAGTCGGCCCTGTCCTTCGGCCCCGGCTCCGCCGGCCAAGACGTGACCCTGACCCGGACCGCCGCCGGCGTGCTGACGATGGGCGGCGCCTTCGCCTCCCTGCTCATTGCGCGCGGGTCGTTCACGTTCGGGTCCGGCGACTACAACGTCCCGCCGATTGCCTACAAGTCCGGCACCGGGGCCCCGACCGGGACCGCCCCGGACGGGATGCTGGTGGTCGCCTACTAGGCCCGTGGCCCTCTACTGGCGGAATCCCACCCTCCCGTCGTGGGACCTTATCAGTGACCGCCAGTCCACGGGGCTGGGGCTCTACGTGATGGCCGGCGGGTCGTGGCGGCAAGTCAAGGAAGTCTGGGAACGCCGGTTCGGTAGCTGGGGGCTGGCGTACCGGCTCCAACCGCCGCCGTCGTCCCCGTCGCTCACGTCCTGTTCGCTGGTCTTCCTGTCGAACGACGACTTGTCCGACGCGGGGTCCTTCGTGTGGAGCGCCAACGGGACCAACGAATTTTCATACTACCGGGTCCGCCGGCGGATTAACGGCGGGGCGTGGAATGACACCTACAAGTCCGGGTCCGGCTACTTCAACTCGTTTTCGTGGGCGGCCGGCGACTTCATCCGGGGGACTCCGCCGCCGGCCGGATGCGTGACCGACTTCGAATTTCAGGTGAAGCGGGAGAACGACCAGACGGGCGAGCAAACCGGCTGGGTGCTGCTGGCCAGCTTCACGAAGGCGTGGCCCAACGCCATCCCCTGACCCCCGCCGGGTGGCGCGGCCGCGCGGGCCGTGCTACCTTCGCGCAACCCTGACCCTCGCCCGGAGACGCTAGGCTATGCTGACCATCCCCGTCGTGTACGTCGGCTTTCGGCTGGACGGCGCCGACACGGCGCGCGTGCTGCTGGAAATCCCCACCGCACCGGCGGACGCGGAGGCCGTCCCCGGGGCGCTCCCCACGCCCGCCGGCCGCATGGTCGAACTGCCCGCCGTCCCGGTCGTGGACGTGGCCGGGCTGGTCCCGGGCGCGGCGCTCACCCTGACGCTGACGCCGGCGCCGTGACGGCTCGCCTGACCTTCGCCGGCGTCCCGGCGCCGACCCGCGAGGACGAAGAAATCGGCCACACGTCGGCCGCCATCTTCCACGCCCTCCGGACGGCGGTCGAGGGGACCCGGGAGCGGGCCGCCGACGACGGCGAGTTCGCCACCATGGCCGGCCTCTTGGAGAAGTTCAAGGCCGCGACCGTGCCGGTTACGCTCGCGCGCCCGACGGGCGTCCCGGGCCAGTTCGCCCCCGGCGTCTCCGTCCGGGTTCTGAACCCCGCCGGCGCCACGCTCGACCTGTCGCCCGGGGAGGCGGCGCTGGTGTGGCGCCTCTGGGCGTCGTACGAACGGACCGGCCTGTCGCTGGCGGAGGCCCCGCTGGTGCTGGCCGTGCGACTGGTGCGCGACGCGCTCCGGAACTGGGACGCCGTGACCGTGGGGGCGGACGGGTCGGTGGGTCGGCCCGTCGCGGTGGTCGAGTGAACGCGACCGTGGTCCGACAAGGGTCCGAACGGGGCTGGCTGGATATTTCCGCCAAGGGCGTGGCCGTCTTCGGCTTCGTCCTGACGGTGCTTCAGGTGGTCGTGACGGTCGTGGTCGCCTCCGTGCGGGGCGTGGACGCCGGCGCCAAGGCCGCGAACGACGCGCTATCCGCCCACGCCCGGGAATCGGCCGTCGCCCATACCATCATGGCCGGCCGGGTGGCGGCGGAGTCTTCGACCCGCGTCATCCAAGACACCCTGTTGTTCGCCCGGGTGTCGGCGCTCCACGCGGAACTCACCCGCGCGAACCTGAAACTGGACGCCCTGCTGGAAGCTCAGTGTGGCGGGCAGTCCTTGTGCCGGGCCGCCGCCGGCCGGAATCGCCGGCCGTGAACCGCCCGCGCCTCCGCCTCCCGGTCCCGCACGTCCCCCGGCCAACGTGGGCCGGGACGACGAAGGCGCTGGGGCTCCGGGACGACGACGCGGAGTCCGGGGCGTCCTTCTCCAAGGTCGTGGCCGGCTACGTGGCCGCCCTCTGGGGAATGTCGCTGGTCTTCCGGCTGTTCTCGACCCTCTACGTCATCACCAAGTCGGACAGCCCGCCCCTGACCATCCCCGGGCCGACGTGGCAAGACGTGACGCTGGTGTCGGTCATCATCGTGGCGTCCCACGGCCGGTCCATGGTCCGGTACGCCCTCTCCCGGTCGTCGGTCGGGGTTGGCGCCCCGGTCACGCCCGGGTCCGACCCGGCGCCGGAATCCGCCAAGCCCCACCGGTTCGCGGCCCTCGCGGCCGAAGACGAACGCGGCGACCATCCGGACCGGGAACTGGTCGAGTGACCCCGCCGGCCGTGGACGTGATGCGCGCGAACCCGCGCGCGGGGAAGCCCGGGCCGTGGAACCTGCTCCGGGAACCCCGTATCGGGGTCATGTTGCATTTCGACCATTCGGCGTCGGACCACGGGGCCGTGGAGTGGCTGCTGGCGGACCCGGACTGTAAGGTGTCGTACAACTGGCTGGTGCTGGACGACGGAACCGTCCGGGACATTGCGCCGCACAACGCCCGGGCGTTCCACGCCGGCGCCTGTCGGCCGTCGCCCACCTTCAAGGCCGGCGGCGTCTTCTCGCGCGCGGCCGGTCGGCCGGACCGGGACGGGTACGTGGACGCCAACTCCGCTTTCTACGGGGTGGCGCTCGCGGCCAGCCCCGGCGACACGGTCCCCCGGGTCCAGCGATACGCGGTCCGGGACCTTGTCGCGGCGTGCTTCCAGGCGAACGGGTGGAGCTACCTAGACGCGGACTTCCGCCTGACGGACCACGCCACGGAGGCGTGGCCCCGGGGGCGGAAGGTGGACCTGTCGGACCTGCTGGTCGGCTTCAGCCTGAAGACGGCCGTGGCGGACGTACTGGGCCTCTTTCCCACGGGGCGCGCATGACCTTCCGCGCGGACCACGTCGCCCACGCCCGCACCACGGCGCTCCTGACGCTGGCGCTGGGCTGGCCGTTCGGCTGGTGCGGCGTCGCGGCCGCCCTCGCGCTGGGGCTCGCCCGCGAGGGGGCCCAGTGGGCCACGGCCCGGTGGGCGTGGCTGAAGGCGCTGGCGAACCGGTGGACAGTGACCCGGTGGGCCATGGTCGGCAACGCGGAGTGGTCGGACATGGTCGCTAACGGCGCCGGCGCGCTCCCGGTCGTCGTCGTCCTCTGGTTCGCCGGCCGGTTCCAGTGACCGCCGCCCCGCCGCCCCGCCTTGCCCTCTGGCTAGCCGTCTGTGGCATCATCGGCCTAGCGGTGGGCCTCTGGCGCCCCGGTCCGCCGGCGGACGTGCCGGGGCTCGCGGCGGCCCGGGACTCGCTGGCGGCCGCGCGCGGCGCGCTGGCGGTCCGGACGGAGGAACTGGCGGAGGCCCGCCGGCTGGCGGACCGGGCCGAACTGGCCGCCGCCCGGGCGAGTCGGGCGGCTGACGCGGCCCGCCGGCGCGCGGATTCGCTCGCGGCCCGGGTCCCCGTGGTCACGGTGACCGGGGACACGTCGGTATCGGTGGACGGCGTCGGCTACACGGCGCCGGCGCCGGTCGTGCGGGCCCTCGCGGCCCTCGCGGCGTCGGATTCGGCCCGGGGCGTCGCGCTGGTCGCCATGTCGCTGGCGCGCGACTCCGCCCGGGTCGAGGCGGCCGCGCGCACCCGCGAGGCGGCCGGCGCGGCCGTGGCCCTCGCGGCGTCGGAGCGGGCCCGGCTCGCGGCGGAGGCGGTCGCGGGGACCCTCTCGCGCAACCCGGGGGACCGTTGTACGTTGGCGCTGGGGATTCCGTGTCCTTCGCGTCCGGTGGCGTTCCTTCTGGGCGTCGCCCTCACCTTGGCCGCCGTCGTGACGGTGGCCGCCAGATAGGGAGAACCGCCGGTGTCTATCAAGACGGACGCTTTCGAAGCCCGCGTTATCAATACCATGCGCGGAACGGCGCTGGCCGCGTGGACGCCGTGGGTCGCGCTCCTGTCGGCCGTCGCGGACGCGGAAACGCCGTCGGTGACGGAAGTCACGGGCGCCAACGGCCTGACCCGCCAGTCGGCCACGTTCGGCGCCCCGAACACGACCGGCGACGCCACGACCACGGCGGACCTGAACTTCGGCACCTACTCCGGCGCCGGCGTGACGGTGACTCACGTCGCCATCTACGACGCTTCGACCGCCGGGGAGGCTCGCTACATCTTCGCCCTGACCGCCTCCAAGACGCTGGCGACCAGTGACCCCGTCTCCATCCTGACGGGCAACCTGACCGTCGGGGAGCGGTAGGCCCGTGGAAATCTGGGACGACGGTCCGACCCCGACCCCGCCGAAGGCAACGGACGACCGCCCCCGGCCGGCGGAGGGTCCCGCGCACCGGTGGGGGCCGGCGCTGGTGCTGGCGCTCTTGGCCGTGCTGGCCATCATCCTGTACCGGTCGCCGGGGGCCCTGTGACGTACAAGGTCGCCACCCTGAAGACGGACCCGGCCCGCGTGATGCGGGCCGGCGGACCCGCCGACCCCGGGACGTTCGAACTGGTCTATGGCCCCGACGGGCTGGCGCTCCGCGAGGACGGCCCGGCCGGGCCCGGGACGGGTCCGTACGTCACGCAACCCGCCCGCGACTGGTGGGACGCGCTCGACCCGGCGGACGCGGCGTCACTGGACCTCTGGGACGTGGAGAACCCGCCGGCGCCCGGCGCCGTCTGGGACCCGGTCGCCCACGACTTCGTGGACCCGCCGGTGGACCCGGCGCCGTTCGGCTGGGTCATCACCCGGACGTCGTTCCGCAAGCGCATCCCCTTCCCCGTCTGGGCGAAGGCCCGTCAGTTGGCCGCGCGCATCGCGGACCCGGACCCGGCCGTGTCGGGCGTCGCGGCCATGCTGGCCGAACTGCTGGCCCGGGTCGAGGAGCGGGCGACCATCACGACGAACGACCCCGACGTCATCGGCGGCGCGGCCGTCCTGTCCGGGATTCCGGACATTGTGGCCGCTGGATTCACGGCCGGCGTCGCGGACGCCATGACCGCCCCCGCCACCCCGGAGGAAGTCCCCAGTGGCGGTATCTGACAAGCTCCTGAGCTACAAGACGGTCGTTACGCCGGCGTGTACCCTGACGTCGCTGGCGAACGGCGCCGGCCGCAACTCCGCGACGATTGACAACACGTCCACGCGCGCCCTCCGGGGCCGCGTCTTCGTGCGGACGAAGGGGTCGGCCACGGCGCCGACGTCGGGGGCGCCTATCAAGGTGTACCTTATCGCCCGGTCGAACGACGGGACGACGGACTTGGCATCGTCGGCGGTCCCGACGGGCGACGCGGCCGTGACCACGGAACCCCTGTTCGCCCGGTGTCTGGGGACCTTCAACGCCCCGTCGGCCACGGCGAACCTGACGTACGAAGGCGACTTCGACGTCCCCTTTGACTTGCCGGCGAAGTTCTCCATTTGCATCTGGAACGCCCAAGGGGCGTCGGCGTCGCTGTCCGCCACCTCCACGGACCATATCGTCCAGTTCACGCCCTTTACGGAAGAAAACCAGTAGCCCATGGCGTTCAACGGCGCCGTGTCGTGGCAGACGGCGGGCGCCGGTAATGGGCCCTCCACTACGGGCCTGACGGCGCTGGACCTGACCGGCTCCTGTACGTGGGCGTGGTGGTATCGCGGGACGAAGCAAATTGACGTGGTCGTCCATTCGGACAACACGAATGGATACCTTATCCGGATGCGGCCGGCGCTGGGGGACTTCCAGCTTCGCTTGACGGCCGCGTCAGTCAGCACGTCGTACGGCCCGCCCGCCGGGCCCCGGCCGGTCGCGCCGAACCAGTGGCGGCACTACGCCATCGTGTACGACGCGACGGCGGCCGTCATCCTGTTCTACGTGGACGGCCGCCACTTGGCGACGGTGGCCCGGACGGGTGGCGCTCCCGCGACCCCGACGGCCGCGACCACGCGCATCCTGAACGACGCCGGCACCCCGACGGCCGGGACCGTCGGCCGGATGTTCGACCTTCAGGTCTTCAACGGGCTGGCGCTGGGTCAGGCGGAAATCTGGCGCCTTATCGACCCGACCCGGACGAACTGGACGGCCACGGCCCGCTTTGCCCGGTCGTGGGCGAACCCGGGCGTCTCCGGGACCATCCGGGACGAATCCCTGAACGGCTGGGGCCTGACGGCGACCGCCAACCCGGGCGGGTACGACGTGTGCGAGTCGCCCGACTGGACCCGCGTGGCCGGCCGGTTCACGTCGCGGCGCGGCGGCATCGGCGCCCCGGCCGCCGGGGCGCCCATCGTGGCCACCGGGGCCGCCGGCGCGGCGGGCGTGGCGGTCCTGTCGGTCCGGCGTCGGGCGACCGCCACCGGGGCGGCCTCCGCCGCCGGGACGGCGACGCTCCAAGTCCGCCGCTCCCTGTTCGGCGTGGGGTCCGCGTCGGCGGTCGGCACGGCCAGTCTCCGCGTCCTCCGGTCCCTGTTCGCCACCGGGGCGGCCTCCGCCGCCGGGACGGCGACGCTCCGGGCCGGCAATCCCATGACGGCCACTGGGGCGGGCTCCGCCGCCGGCACGGCCAGTCTCCGCGTCCTCCGGTCGCTGGCGGCCGCCTCCGCCGCGTCCGCCGCCGGCACGGCCAGTCTCCGCGTCGTGCGGGCCCTCGCGGCCGCCGGCGCGGCCTCCGCCGTGGGAACGGCCGTCGCGGCGGTCCGCCGGCGCCTGACGGCCACCGGGGCGGGCTCCGCCGCCGGCACGGCGACCTTCTCCGCCACGTATCTTCCCGCGAACCTGTCGGCGGACCTGTCGGTCCTCCCGGCCCTGTCGGCCGACCCGGAGACGACGCTGGCGCTGGGGGGTGGACTGGACGACCCCCAACCGGCCTTGTCGGCCGCGCCCATCATCTTCCAGTAGGGGACCCCATGGCCGCCACCAACATTCCATCGTTCACGGCCCCCCGGGCCACGTCGCTGGCCGTCCGCCTCCGCCGCCTTCGGAATCTGGTGGCCGGGACAGACGGAACCGGCGCTACGGTCGTGATGACCCTTCGGGACGCGGCCGGCGCGGCCGTCACCAACGCGACGGCGCTTCCCCTGACGCTGGTCGCGGGGACCGTGGCCGACTACGCCGGCGTCATCCCCGGGACCCTGACGGTCACGGTGGGCGCTCCGTACCTGCTGGAAGTGACCGCCACGGTCGGCGGATACACCCGCCTGTGGCCGGTCCGGGTCGTCTTCGCCTGAGTCCGCGAACCCGCCGGCGTCGCGCGGGTTGCCCGGAATCGCGTGACGGATGACCGGCGCGCAAGGCGAAACGATGCAATGGAGGGTGCAAAGCATCTGCAATGCACAAGCAATGCATATGCATATAAAGTAAAGAAAGATAAAGAGAAGCAACAACAACCCGGCCAATTGTAACGAAATCGCGGGCCGCCTTGCGCGCAACGCATGGGAGCGGTAATCTCACGGCGTCGGGGGATTGACCCCTGACACTCACCCAATCCTGAGGCCCGACCCATGGCACACAAACCCGACCGCAACACGGAAACCGGCACCGCCACTGTCTCCTCCGTCCTTCAGGATATGTGGCACCGCGAAGGTCACGTCATTTCGGACGCGCCGTCGCGCGAGGCCGCCCAGAAGCGCGCCGGCCACGACTTCACGGTGAAGCTCTACCCGATGGCCGTGGAACTCCCGACCGACGACGGCGCGGGCACCTTCACCCGCCGCGTGGACGGGTCGTTCGCCACGGTTCGCACGGACCGGAACACGGTGCTGGGGGTCGTCGGCCCGGACTACCAGCCCCTTCAGAACGACGACGCCTTCGCCGTGCTGGACCCGATGCTGGACGCCGGCCTGTTGACCCTGACCACGGCCGGGACGTTCCGGGGCGGCCGGGACGTCTGGATGCAAGGCGAGTTTGTGGCGGAGAAGCTGGGCCCCAAGGCGTCGGCGTTCTTCACGTCGGAGGGGATTCGCCCCTACGTGCTGGTGTTGAACAACCACGCCGGCCGCCGCGCGGCCACGGTCCACTTCACCCCGGTCCGGGTCGTGTGCGCGAACACGCTCCGCGCGGCGCTGGCCCACTTCGGGACCGCCCTGAAGACGGGCAACGCGGCCCGCGTCCGCCACACGAAGAACGTGGCCGCGAATCTGGCCGGCGCCACGGCCGGGCTGGTGGCCGCCAGGGGGCTGGCCGACGGGTTCGAAACGGTCGCGGCGGACTTCCTGACGCTCCGGAACTTCACCCTGAGCCCGGACCAGTTCCGGAAGCTGGTGCTGGACGTGGTCGCACCGGACCCGCGCGACTCCGCGAAGTTCAACGCCAAGTCCCGGAAGGCCGATTCGTCGGTGGCCCGCGCCGCCGCGCGCCGCACGGAATTGACCCGCCTGTGGACCGACGGCGCTGGCCACACGGGCGACCTGTCCGCGTGGGAGGCGTGGAACGGCGTGGTGGAGGCGCTGGACCACGACGCGGCCGGCCTCTGGCCGACGCGCGGGGAAGACGGCCGCATCGCCTCCGAGTTCGGCGGCGCCATCGGGACCGCCAAGACGGACAGCCTTCGCGCCCTGCTGGCGGCCGCGCGCTAGGCTCGCCCGCTCCCGCTCCGCCGACGCCCCGGGTTCACGCCCGGGGCGTCTGGCGTTTGGGGGATTGCGCGCACGGCCGCGCGCCGATAGGATGGGCCATACCCTTTCCACGGAACCCCTATGCCCGCCCGCCGCACCCGTCGCCGTTCCCGTCCCGCCGCGTCCCTTGCCGACACGCCGGCGCCCACCGGTATCCTCTCCCGGCTGGCCATGGAAACGGGCCGGTCGGAGTCGCACCTGTCCCGGGTCATCCGGGGCGAGCGGGTGTCCAAGGCCCTGACGGCCGAAATTGAGACGGCCGCCGGCCGGCCCATTGCCGAAATCCGGGAGCAACTGGCCCGCGACGGCGTGGACCGGGCCGTGGCGTCCGCCCAACGGGCCGGCGTGAACGTCTCCGTGGCCGTCACGCCCGCGCCGTAGAACGCCCCGCGCGGGGCCGGAATGGCCCCGTGGCGGCCCGAACGCCCCCAACCCTGAGGATTCACCCGTGAAGCTCTACGAACTGGCCGCCGACGCGGCCGTACTGGACCGCTGGCTGGACGAACACGCCGACGCTATCGCGGCGGCCGATGGCGAAGTCCCGCCGGAACTCGCGGCCCTGCTCGACCAGTCCGACGCGGCCATGGCGGCCAAGGTCGCCGGCATTGTCCGGGTGATTCGGAATCACGACGCGGCCGCCGTCGCGGCCAAGGCGGAGGCCGCGCGCCTGTCGGCCGTCGCCAAGGCCCGGGCCGGGACGGTCGAGTCCCTGAAGCGGTATCTGGCCACGTCGCTGGGTATCGCCGGGATGCCCAAGGTCGTGACCGACGTCGGGACCGTGTCGGTCCAGAACAACCCGCCCGCCGTGGCGTTCACGGTGCCGGCGTCGCCGGCGCCGGACTTCCCGCTGGCGGAGTTCGTCGTGGAGACGGCGCCGGCGCGCGGCCCGGAATACGGGTTCGACCGGGCCCGGGCGCTGGCCGCGTGGAAGGCGGCCCACGCGGAGCCGGACCCGGACGTCCGGGAGGCGACACTGGCGACCCTCCGCGCGGCGGGGCTGGTCGTGACCGTGGGGACGTCGGTCCGGATTCGGTAGCCGGCCGGCGGGACCGGGAGGACGCCAAGGGGGACGGGCTGTTGCCCGCCCCCCTTGCGCGCAACGGTGCGGCCTTGTAGGCTTGGGCATGGTCGGCATGGGGCCGACCCCTTCCCGGAGTGTGGACGATGGCTCGCACGTTTCCCCCGAAAGTCTCCCTTGCGATTGACGGCCCCGCCGTCGTCATGCGCGTGACGCGCGTGGACCGCTGGTCGGCCAAGCATGGCCCCAGCGTCACGGTCGAAGGGATGCAACGCGACCGGACGATTGTCGCCGTGACCATGGACGAACCGACATGGGACCGTCAGGTGTCGCGCCCGGCCGTGAACCTGACCGACGCGACCGTGGTCGGCGTCGTGGTGTCCATCTACCGGATTGCCGGCGGCGGCAAGAATGGGTACGTGAACGTGGACCTTGGCATCCGGGGCGACGGCACGCCGTTCCCGGGCGGCCTCCCTCTCGCGGCGTACGACGCCACGGCGCCGGCCGCGAAGGCGGCCACGCCCGCCCCGGCCCCCACGAAGGCGTCCGCCGGCGCCGCCCGGCCGTCGGTCGAGGACGCGGCCGCGAAGTGGGCGGACGTCGTGGCCCGGGCGCGCGCGTGCTACGCGGCGTCCCTGAGCATCATGGGCGACGCGGACCCGCGCGCCACGGCCGCCTTCGCCTCCACCCTGTTTATCAACACGGACCGCGACGCGGTCGGCCAGTCGGGCGCCGTGGCCGCCGGGAAGGCACTGGGGGACCGTCCTCTGGCGCCGGCTCCCGCTCCGGTCGCGGCGGTCGAACCGCCGCCGGTCCGGACGTTCCCGCCGATGCGCGCGGCGTCCCCGGCGCGGCCGGGTGACGAGTTCGAAGACTTCCCGCCGGCGGGCCCGGAGGAAGGGGACGACGACCTTCCGTTCTAGGCCGCCCGACGACGACACGACGAACGACCCCGCGCGCATGGGGCGCGCGGGCCCCGAACCCTGAGGACTCGACCCATGCTGGACGCTATCCCCGACAAGCCCACCCTTGACGTCATGCCACCGGCGCGCGACTTGCGGCTCGCGCGCGCCGTGGCCGCCCGGGTGGACAACGCCCGCACCATGGCGGGGTTCCGATGACCCCGGCCGCCCTTCGGGGCGCCGGGGCGCCCCGGCCCACGTCGCCCTATGCCGTCGTCATCCGGGCCGCGACCCGGGACGTCGGGGCCGGCGTCTCGACCCGGTGGGTCGAGGCCGGCCTACGGGCCCACTTCGACGGGTCGCTAGGGGACGTCCCCCTTCACGCCTTCGTGGCCGCCGCCCGGGGAATCGCCCGGTGCATCGTGGACGGGTCGCTGTCCCCGGCCCATCTGGACGCGCTCGCGGACACCTACGGACTCTGACGGATTCCCGCCGGTGCGCGCACCATTGCGCGCGCCGGTTCCCGCCGCTACCATGCCCGCCCCTTCCCTCCCTGTCCATGCCCAAGTTCGCCCCTGACGACGTCGAAGCGGCCGCGCGCCGGTCGCGCGTCTTCGTCCCGGAACCCGGCTCCCTGTTCGACCTTCCCCCGGGCCCGCCGGCCCCGGTGGACCGCCCGCCCCTCCCGACCGTGGCCGCCGGCGTGAAAGCCGCGACCGCCGGGAACGCCAACGTCGTGGCCGCGTGCCGGGACGCCATGGTCGCCAAGTCGAAGGCGGCCGCCGTGCGCGGCGTGAACGGCGAAGTCTCCGGCGACGACGCAACGCTTTGGATTCGCGCCCACGCGCCCCAGTTGGACCCCCGGGTGCTGGGGGGCGTCTTCCGGTCCGCCGGCTGGGAGTTCGTGCGGTGGGGCCAGTCGGCCCTCCCGGGCCGCCATGCGCGCGGCCTCCGCGTCTGGCGCTGGGCGGGCCGGTAGATGGCCCGCACGAAGAACCCCGCGCCGAGCGGGGAGGGCGGCGAACTTCCGGAGTCCCTGCGCTACTTCCCGTTCTACGCGGCGGAGTGGCTGACCGCCCCCGCCATCCGGGTCCTTCCGGCCGCCGCGCGCGGCGCCCTCGCGGACCTGTTGGCGTGGTCGTGGCGTCACGACGATTGCGCCTTGCCCGGGGATGACGCCACGCTGGCCCGGCTGGGCGGCCTGTCGCCGGCGGAGTGGGACGCGGTCGGCCCACTGGTCCGGGTCCTGTTGCCGGCGATTGCCGGCGACCCGGCCGGCCGGGTGCGGTCCCCGGTCCTGTTCGCCCGCTGGAAGTATGCGCGCGAGTCGTACGAAGCCCGCCGGGGCGCGGCGGCCGCGCGGTGGGGCCAGCAACGGCCCGCGCCGGGCCAGAATGGCCCCGTGGCGGGCGCGCGGGACGTGGTCGCGGCCATGTTGGCCGCCCGACCGGCGCTGGCCGCGTGGGCGGCCGCCGGCGACGTGCGCCGGGCCCTACTGGACGCGCTCGCGGACACCATGGGCGCCCCGCCTGTGGTCACGGAGGCGCTGGCCGACTTGGACGCGCGCATCCAAGGGATGTACGGCGCCGTGGACCCGGCCGCCGTGGCGGACGCGGTCGCGGACTATCTGGCCAAGCATCACGGCCGCGCCGGCGGCCTCTCCGCCTTCCGGACCTTCCTGAACGCCACGAAATCGCGCGGGCTCCGGGCGCGACCCGCGACCCGCGAGAACCCCGCCCTGTTGGGCCAGTCTGGCGCGGCGCTCGCGCGCAAGTACCTTGACGGTGGCCCTTCGACCCTTCCGGAGACTGACGAATGACGTCCCTTACTACGGTCCTGCCGGCCGACCCGCCCGTCCGCGCGTGCCGGTGCGGCGCCCCGCTGGTCGGCGTGGCCATCCCCGATGCCGCCGTGCGCGTCCTCTATCCGACCCAATGCGGCCGGTGTCAGGCCGCCGCCGATGCCGCCGCCGCCGCCGCCACGGCTCGCCCCAAGGCCGCCCGGGTCCTCCGGGTCCCGGCCCGGTACGCGGAGGCGTCGCTGGCGAACTTCCCGCCGCGCCTGTCGCCGGCTGCCGGCCGCGAACCGGCCCACGACCCCGCCACGACGAACTCCCGCGACACGGTGGCCAGCCGATACGCCCGCTTGCACCAACTGGCCGTCCGGTACTGTGGGAACTGGGAGGCGCACCGGGCGCCGGCGACGCGGTTCCCGGCCGTCGTGCTGCTACTGGGCTCGCCCGGGAGTGGGAAGACGTGGCTGGCGTACGCCATGGCGCGCGCCATCGCGGAGACGACCGGGGACGTCGCGGTCGCCCTGACCCTGTCGGCCGCCGTAAAGGGGATTCGGGAGACGTGGCGGAAGGACCATCCGACGACGGAGCGCGCGGCCCTCGCGCGCCTGACCCGGCCGCCCCTGCTGGTGCTGGATGACGTCTCGCGCCACGCCTTCACGGGCGACCCGTGGGGTCACCTGTTCGACATTCTGGCGGAGCGGGAAAGCGAGTTGCGCCCGACCATCATCACGTCGAACGAACCGATGCCCGTCCTCGCGGAGTTTCTGGGCGCTCCCATCCTGTCCCGCGCCGCCGGCAACGTCTGGACCTTCCCGTCGGTGGACCTTCGCATGGAGGCGACCCCGTGACCCGCGCCGTCCTGTTCGTTCCCCTGTTCCCGTCGGCCGGCCTTCCGCCGGCCCAGCCCGGCGACAAGGTCCCCTTCGTCGGCGGCCCGCTGGACGGGGCCGACTGGCCGTTCCCGGTGCCGGTCCCGTCGGACCCGCACGACGCCGGCCGGTACTTCTACGCCACCCGGTACGGCCGCCGCGCCGGCCGGCCCTTCGTGCGGCTGGTCCTCCTGTACCGTCAGACGGGGGCCCATGTCGCCCGGTAGGCCGCCCCGGCTGGGTCGGATGCTGGCCGGCCTGAACGCCAAGGCAGAGGGGCGCCGCTTTGAGAAGGACGTGGCGGAGGCGCTGGGCGTCCTCGCGGAGTGGGGGCTGGTCGTCTCCGCCAAGGCGAACCCGTCCACGGTCGCCGTGGGCGAGCATCGGACGCGCATCTTCACGGGCGGGACGGGGGGCGCCGACTTCCACGGGGTTGCGGCCGGCCCCTTCAGTCCGTCGGCCACGGTCCGGACGCCCGGCGTCGCCCTCGCGGTCGAGGCTAAGACGCTGTCCGACTACCGGGCGACGTGGAGCCCCATAAAGGCGGCGGAGGGGACGCGCCAGTACGACCGCCAGATGCGGCAAGCCCAGTACGTGCGCGACACGTACGCGCTGGCCGCCGGCGACCCGCTGGCCCGCGTCCGGGTGCCGGTCGGGTATCTGGTCTTCGTCCGTCCCGCTGGCGTCGTGGTGTTCGTGACCGGCGGCCGGTCGCTCGACATGGTCGCGGCCGGCGAGAACGCCCCGCTGGGCGCGAAGGCGCGCGGGTCGGACGTCTTCGTCCCGCACCCGGTCCACCCGTGGGTCCGGTTCGGCCACGGCCGGGTCATCTACGGGACGGCCCGCCGGAAGGTGCTGGATTACAAGGGCCGGCCGATGACGTGGCCCGGTCACCTGCTGGACTTGCCCACGCTGTTCGGGTGGCCGTGACCCCAGACGGTCCCGTACAATCGGACCGCTGGTGGCGCTGGCAACCCGCCGGCGCCCTGACGTGCCCGGCCGGCCACCGCATCCCCCCGGACGTCCGGTTCGCCGGCCCCGGGGCCGTGCGCTGTCGCCACCGGGGCGCCGTGGGCCGCCGGCGCGGCGCGGCGTGCGGCCTCTGGCTGGTCGTCCTCCCGTACGACACGCCCGCCGGACTGGTCGTGCCGATGCGCGCCCACGTCCTGACGCTGGCCGCGTCAGAGGCGGACGTGGAGGCGGTCATCCTGTCGGGCGGGAAGCTCCGGGCGCTGGCGGACGCGACCCGGTGACGCTGGCCCCGGTCCGTGCTACGTTCCCCGGCGTGGGCACCGTGGAACTGACGCGCGCGGCCGGCGGCCGCTGGGAGCTTCGGGTGGACGTGGCCGCGACCGTGGGCGACTACGCCACGGCACTGGAAGCGTTCCGCCGGGCGTGCGCCTTCGCGGAGGGCGTCCCGGGGTCGCCGGTCCCCTTCGGGCCGGCCAGTCCCCGCTCCCTTCGGGCCACGTTCGACTAGGTCGGTCGCGCGCACCCTTGCGTGCCGCGCCGCCGTGGGGTAGGTTCGCGGACCTTGCAACCCTGAGGCCCGCATGGACGACACGAACCCCCCGGCCGCCGCTCCGCCGGCGGCCACCCCTTCCGACACGCTCCGCGACATGGTCGCGCGGTGGCAGTTCTTCGACTCCGACCATGACGGGTCGGCGCTGGGACACCGGCTGGCGTCGTCGCTGGTCGTGGCGGGCCCGCGCGTCGTGGCTGTCATCGTGGCCGTCCAGTTGGCCGATGGGTCGGCCGACGCGACCGTCTCCGCCAGTCAGGCGGTCGCGCTCCACGACGGCGTGGAGCGGTGGGGGCCGGTGGTCCTTCAGTTGTCGGTCCCGGGGCTCCCGTACGCGGGGCTGGGGGAGTTGGGACGGGCCTTCCGGCGGGTGCGCCACGCGGCGGCCGTCATGGAGGCCCGCGTGGGCCGGGAGGCCGTCTAGTGGTCGGCCCCCTTATCTTCGGCCCGGACGGCGAACCCCACGGCGCCCCCGCGTTCGACGCGGAGCGGCTGGCCGGAGACTCCGACCCGGAGGCAATGGCCCGCATCTTGGACGACGTGGCCATGGCCCTTCAGCAACGCCGGCCGCCATCCATTCCGCCGGCGCTGGTCGTTATGGTCCTGAGCATGGCCGCCGCCGTGGTGCGCGGGACCGTGCGCCGGACCCCCGCGACCGGCTACGGGAAGACGCCGGACGAAGACGTCCTTCGGGACGCGGCCGACCGGCTGGCCGAACCGAGCCCGGGCATGGGTGCGGCCGACCTTGTCATGGCCGCCACGCTCCGCCGCGTGGCCGACGAACTGGCGTATGGGATGCTGGCCACCCGGGCCGCGCGCGACGTCTGGGACATGGCCGCGACCCATGCGGCCAAGGGCCTGACCGGCCCGCCCGCCGGCCGCCAACGGTTCTTCGAACGGATGCGCGCGGAAGGCCGCCGGCGCTGGCCCAACGTGCCGGAGGCGCGCGACGTGGCGACCCTCCCGACGCCGACGGACCCGCCGGCACTCGACCCCGACCCCCTGAGCCCGGAGGCGCCCGCCGATGCCGGGACCTGACTATCGCGTCGTCCCCCTGACGACCCATTTCCCCGTGTGGCCGGGCGGGGCGCCGACGCCGGCCGCCATGCGGGTTGGCTCGCCGTTCCGGTCGAACTGGGGGCGAACCCTGAACCTGCTGGGCGCCGAGTTGCGGCGCTGGCACGGCGCGGCCGCGACGCTCGCCGTGGACGTGGCGCCGGGGATGATTCGTCAGGACGGCGGCTTGCGGGCGGACGCGCGCATCGTGAACCCGGCCGTGGTGTGGAGCTTCACGGTGGGCGCCGACCGGCTGGACTTCGGCTCCGACGCCTACCGGCACTGGCAAGACAACGTCCACGCGGTCGCGCTGTCGCTGGAAGCCCTCCGCGCGGTGGACCGCTACGGCGTGGCCAAGGGCCGGCAATACGTGGGGTTCCGGTCGCTCCCGGCCGGCCATCCGGAGCCCCCGGCCGCCGCCGGGGCGCCCCGGCCCACGGTGGCGTACTGGTGGGCGGAGCTTCGGGCGCTGGCGAACCTGCCCACGGAGCGGTTCGGTGCGGTGCCGGAGACGGCGGAGGCCGTCATGGACGCCGTCCGTCGCGCCCGGAGCCTCTGCCACCCGGACCGCCACGAAGGAAGTGTCCGGCAGTTCCAACGGGTCGAGGCGTTGCGGGACGCCCTCGCGGGAGCGGGGTTCCGATGACCGCCCCCGACCTGACCCCGGAGGACGTCCCGCCGTTCGTCCCGGTGCCGGTGCCCGGGGCCCATGGGGCGCCCGTCATGGACGACCGCCAGTTGGACATTCTGGGCGTCCCCGGCGTGGCCCCGGCGCTCCCGCCGGCGCCGCCCGGGCTGTCTCGCTCCGAACTCGCGGACCGGGTACTGGTGCGCCTGTTCCGCCACGGGGAGGCGCCCCCGACCCGGAAGGAACTGAAGGACGCCTACCCGTTCGGGGACCGCAAGGGCTGGCCGTACAAGGCGTGGCTGTCGCGCGTCCAGTCGTGGCGGCAAGCCCACGGCGCCGGCTATATCGCCCCGGCCCCGAAGCGAAAGCGGCGGCCGCCCCGGAAGCCCCACCCGGACCTTCCGTTGCCGGGCCTGACGAACGCCGGCGCCCTCTTGCCGACGCCCCGGAAGCCCCACCCGGACCTTCCGTTGCCGGGCCTGACGAACGCCGGCGCCCTCTTGCCGACGCCCCGGAAGCCCCGGCCGCCTCCGCCAGCGCCTTGGCCCGGGCGGTCCCGGCGGCCCCGACCTTCCGGAGCCGCTCCCGGAGGGCGCCCCGCCGGCGGGGTAATTGCGGGCCCCCCTTGCGCGCAAGCGTAAGGGGGGCTACTGTTCTCCCGTGGCCGGCGTGGTGCCGGCCCGGAACCCTGAGGCTCGACCGATGCGCGCATTTACCGCCCCCGTTGACGAACTCCGCTGTATCGCCACGCGCTCCCCGCTGGCGGACGGCTCGCTGGCCCGCTGTATGCGCCGCCGCGCCGCAAACTCGCCCTACTGTTCGGCCCACGCCGACGGGGGGCCGGTGCTGGCGCCCCGCGCGCGCCGCTACGTCCTTCAGTACGACGGCCCGGAAGTGCGGTTCGATGACACCCGCGAGTACGTGGCCCGGTCGTGGAAGCCCGGGACGCCGATGGAACACACGGTCGTCAAGGCGGAGGCCCGGTACTTCCGCACCTTCGCCAAGGCGGCCCAGTACGTCGCCAGCCGGCCGTTCACGGCGACGCGCTTCCCGTGGCGCTACTCCATCGTCGGGGTGACCCTGTGATGCGCCTAGACGACGCGACCCGGTCCCGGGTGGAGAAGCTGCTGGCCCTCGCGGAGCGGGGGGTGGGCGGGGAGCGGGAGAACGCCGAGACGGCGCTGGCTCGCATGGCCGCGAAGCTGGGCGTCCCGTTGGAGGACTTGCTGGCCCGGACCGGGCTGACCGAACTGGTCGCGGTCACCCTGACGTACGCCGGCGAGGGGGAGCGGGGGCTGGCGTGCAACGTCGTCGCCTTCGTCCTTCAGACGTCCACCTTCGCGCTCCTGAAGCCCCGTCGCGCCGGCGCGCGGACCCAACTGGTCGTGAAGGTGCCGGCGCCGATGGCGGCCGAACTCCTGTTGACGTGGGAAGTCCACCGCGACGCCTACCGCCGGACGGTGGAGGCCACCCTGTTGGCCTATATCAGCCGGAACGACCTGTACCCGCCGCCGTCCCCGCTGGACCCGGCCCCGCGCCCCCGAGACGCGGCCGCCATGGCGCTGGCCGCGCGGCTCGCCGGCCAGATGGACCCCACGGCCGTTCGGCGCCGCATCGGCGCCGGGGTGGCGTAGGCCGGTGCAACCCTACCATTTCCGCCGGTACGTGTGCGCCCCGCACCCGACCACGCCGGGCGCCGCCGTCTGTCTGGTGTGCGCCCGGGAGTTCGTGGGCAAGCCGGGCCGCTGGGGCCGCCCCTCCCGGGGCCCCAGTTCCATGGCCCTACTCTCCCACGTCCAGTCCCACGTCCGGAAGGGCGACGTGGTCGAGTATGGGACCGGCCCCGGCCGCTACTGGCGCGCGGCCGTCCCGGCCGCCCCGGCCGTCGCCCCGGAGGCCGCGCCCGATGCCTGAGACGCGGCCGACCATCCTCCGGGCCCCGTGCCGGTGCGCCGGGTGCGGCGCCCCGGTCGCGGCCGGCACGCTGGCCGTCGCCATCGGCGCCGGCGGCCGGGACGACGACCCGCCCGACGTGGCGCACCCCGGATGCGTCCGACTCCTGTACGCGGCGCCGGCCGCCGCGCGCACCCTTCCCCCTTCCACCCTCCCCTTCGATGCCTGACGCCCTCCGCCCCAAGCCCGCCTTGCTCGCCAAGGTCGGGGCCATCGTCGTCCACGCGGACGAACTCCTGAGCCCCGGGGGCCACGCCTTCGACCGGGCCGCCCTTCGGTCCCTGCTGGACGACCCGGACGTGGGCCAGTGGCTTCAGGAAATGCGCCGGATGGCGCTGGTCCCCCGGAAGCGAACGGAGTAGTGGCGCGCGCCCCTTGCGCGCAAGCGTGGGGGCGCTACTGTCCTGACGTGGCCGGCGTGGTGCCGGCCCGCAACCCTGAGGCTCGCCCGATGCGAACGACGACGACCGCCAACCAGAGAACGCCGGCCGCTATCCGCAACCGCGCCATGCGGTCGGCCGCCGCCCTCCGCGAGAACCGGACCATCCCCGACCAGACGCCGGAGGAATGGGCGCTGGTGCTGGACGCGCTCCGCGCGGACGTGCGGCATTTCGTGGCCCACGCGCGCCGCATGGCCCGCCTGTCGCGGCTCGCGCGCCGCGTGAACTCGCCGGCGTCGGCCGGCCGGTACGCGGCCATGTCGCGCCGCTCCATCGGCGCCGCGCGCGCCGCGAAGCGGGCGCTGGAACGGGTGGGGGCGCTGTGACCCTCGCCGTCTATCACTTCACGGTCGGCGCCCACCTTCGGGCGATTGCCCGCGCGCGCCGGC